GCCGCCGCCATTCGGTCGATACGTGAAACGGATGACGTCGGAACGTCGCGGCCTGACGTAGGGCCAGAGTTCTGTGGCGACGCGGCGCCATTCGCCGTCACCATCACGCACCCAGGCCGCTATGCCCTCTCGGCTCCCGTAGCAGCCGTCAGCGATATCGGCGAGGCTCGACCCAGCGCGCACCGGAAGACGCTGCCACGGCACCGGAAACGTCGCCGGGCGGTGCGCAATCACAATGCTATCGCTCAAGCTCTGCTCCGATGTCGGAAATAACCCGTGACGCGATGGCGGATTTGGCGGGACGCCAGCGGGACGCTGACGCATCCCGAACCCTCGCTCGAATGGATGACGAGCCCGCCCCAGTGGATCCCGATATGACCGGCATCGAGCACGAACCGGCCATTGGCGGCACGCATCACGACGACGTCGTCATTTGCTGGGATGGTGACCTCGACCCAGTCGGATCGATCCTCGAAGCCGCGCTGCATACCTTCGACGCCGGGCGCAATTGCCGTCCGTTCCTCGAGGCGAATGCCAAAGCGCTCGAGATACCAGAGGCAGACCACACCCCAGCAGTCCGCGCCGTTCCAATCGCTACCACCGGGAACATGGGGCACGAGCTGCAGGCGCTCGACGAGTGTGATCGGTTGCATCAGGCCGAGAAGAAGACGCCCGGGAAGAACTTCCGCGAGGTCCGGCGGAACGGTACCGGCTCCTGCAACGTCGCGCGCGGACCGAGATCCGCGCTAATGCGGATGCTGTCGCCATTGGCTTGGCTGAGGACGAAGAGGTTCTTGGTGTCCATTAGAGCAACCTCCGGAGCGGTGACATCGATAATCTTGATGCGGCAGCCGATACGATTGCGGGCGCGATTTACGGCGGCGCCGACCACGCGCGAGATGTTGCTCATGTCGAGCTTCACTGCGGCGTCCTGATCCCCGGATCCCGGAAGTTGAATCGAGATATCGGTCGCGACGTATGTATGACCCTCGTGCACGATATCCTCGTTATTGATCGCTGCGCGGTGCACCATCGATCGGCTGTCTTCCTGGAATTCGAGCAGGATGACATGAGCGTCCGTAATCGGATCCCGATTGAGCTTCGCCCGTTGAGCGCTAGTGACGGCCGGCATCAGACTTCATCCAGCGAGATCGAGACCGTCCAGAATCCGACGGCGTAATGGCTCACATCCGGCAATGCATCGCCAAACTTAACCTCGTAGATAGTCCCTTTGGTTGGGTGCAGCCAATTGAAGATCTTGGTTCCGAAATCCGTCGTGGACTCGACGAACGTCTCCAAGGTGACTCGCTGATCGGCATCAAGCGCCAAGTCGAAAGAGAACTTCCGCAATCCACGTGTGAAGCGCTTGCGCCGGCGCGAGGCCCCGACCTGGGCCTGGTCATCGACATAGGGCGGAACATAGGATTCCTTCAGCGTTCCCGCTTCCGCTAGCGGAAGCGCGAGAGGCCAATCAATGCTTGCCATGGTTATCTCTGTCTCGGCGCCACGCGCGCGCCGTAGCGGCCGCTCATCGCGTTATCGAGTTTGCCGCTTCCGATGCCGCTCTTCACAGCTCCGATGACAAGATCGATAACCTCACCATCACTTGTCTTGCGGCGTTGCTGAGTTACTTCCGCGCCGCTGTTGTTGATCACGTTGATTTCGACCTTGGAGCCCCCGCCTGACACTCCCAATTTCCCATTGGCTCCGCGCCTGAGCGGCATGATCGCCTCCGGGCCGGCCTCGCCCATGAGGCCGCTACCGTTAGCCATCGGGAATACGGTGGGGCGGGTCACCACACCGCCTCGAGCGAATGGGATGACATTGCCGCCATCAAAGACGTTACCCTTAGCCGATGCTGTGACTGTCGTTCCAGCAGCCCAGCCGCTCGCGTCACGCCCGATCCCGAAACCAGAGAACAGGTTTGGAAGGAAGCCGCCCTTCTGAAGTGACGAGAAGAGGACATCGAATTGCGAGTCCAGCAGCTTATCGAGCAACCGATTGAGTGAGTCCGTGAGGGCATCGACCGCAGACTTGCCCTGCCGCAGGCCTTCGAGGAATGATGACGCGAAGTCCTTTTGCACATCGAAGGACTGTTTTAGTTGCTCGTCGAGACGAACCAACGATGCCGTGGCCTCGTCCACGATCTTGCCATGGTCCAGCAGACCCGCCGAATTTAACCTCTCGTAGACTGCCTGCTCAATTGGTGAGCGCCCCATTTGATCTTGGGAGAACTTTATATCGTTTATCAGCTGCGTTTTTCGGATCTGATCGTTGATCTCCGCTAGCTGGTCTTTCTCCGCCAACAGTTGCAGGTAGTGCTTGCGATCGTAGGCGTCCCGATCACCATAGAGTTTGAGCGCCTCCTGCTCCATCTGCTGACGGAGTTCCATGGCGCCACGTGCTTTGTCTTGCACAAGGGCTGAGGCGTTCTGCAGGGCCAAGTCTTGGCGGGCGAGTTCGACGGCCTGCTGGGATTCGAGAAGACGTTCCTTGAAGGTTTTCTCTGCCTTCAAGGCGTCGTCATTCAGGGCCGTGCTCGCTTTCGGCGCCTGCTCCGGTTTGGTTGTCGTGGTCTGCCACGGATTGGTGACTTCGCGCAGCGCGCTCTTGATCCGCTCGATTCTGTCGGCAATCGATTTCCCGATAGCTTCGGCGTCACCGACAATGGCACCCCAGTTGAACGTGATGATGTTCTTCAGCGTGGTGAACAGTCCCGTCGCGGCATCATAGGCGATCATGATGGACTGAGCGATCGTGGTGAAAACCGCAGGAACGATTTTACCGGAGTTGATCGTGGTCTGGCCGATCTTGTAGGTCTCGGCCCCGAATTCCACCAACGCCGTAATAGCTGTCGCAATGAGCCCGGCGAGGAACACGAACGGGTTGGCCCGCACCGCGGCGTTCAAAAGCAGGACCGCCCGAACGAGACCGCTACCGATAGCCACCGTCAGGTCCGCGACGGCGCCCATGATGGCCGTCGAGAACATGGTGACCAGAGCCGCAGCGGCGAGAAGCGCAAGTTTGGCGACCGTCTTCAGATTATCCGCGACGGACACAAGCGCCTTTGCAAAACCCTCAGACAGTCCGTTCGCCTGGTCATAGACTCCGACAAGTTGCAGCAATGAGTTCCGGATAAGCGTGAACCCATCCCCGATCGTCGCCGGCATCTTATCGGCCTGCTCGCCAAGCAGCTCCATGCGCTTGACCAAACCGTTATAGATGACCTCGCTTGTGATCTTGCCTTCAGCTCCGAGGCGGCGAAGCTGGTTGGTACCAATGCCGAGTTCCTCCGCAAGAACTTCCGCGACGCGGCCGCCGGTCTGGATGACGGTATTGAGTTCCTGCCCCCGAAGTGCACCTCCCGCCATTGCACGTCCAAGAGCCTCCTGGATCATTGCGGCGCGCTCGCCCTTTGCACCGGAGACGACAAGCGCGTTGTTGAGCGCTTCGGTGAAGTCGAGTTGCTGTGACGTCGTTTTTCCGAGTTCCTTGAGAACTGTGGAATTGCGGATGAAGGATTCTGCCGTCGTCTCAAAGGACGAGTAGGTTCGCCGCGCCACCTTCTCGAGCCGATCCATGACAGCCGCGCTGCCGTCCATGTCTCCGATTGCGAGACCGATACGAGAGTTGAGGTCGGACCACGTATCGGCCATTCCCGCGACGCTGACAGACAACCGACGAAAGGCAAGAATGATGGCGCCGATGGCGATCGCCAGAGCGGCGGTTCTGAAACCGATGCCCTCGATGAGCGAACCAAACGACCGGAAGCGCGAGGCGACGCCACCCAACGGACCGTCCATTGCAGCGATGGCTTGACCGAGTTTTCGGAAACGATCACCGGCATCGAGCACCTTTCCCGACGTTCCGGAAACGGCTTTCTCGACACGCTGCGACGCTGCCGTGAGCGCATCCAGCCGCGTCACGGCCGGCGGCACCTGGCTGCTATCAACAGCCAGTGCTAGCGTGCTCACATCGGTTGCCATGCGGCGCTATCCTTCTTTCCCCGATCCGGTGTCGCCGCTAGGTTTAGAGACGGACACCAGATAGAGATCATCGAGAGCTTCGATCAGTTTGATTTCCCACGGCGCGAACCGCAGGCATGAGAGCCGAGACAAAGTCTCGATGGCTTGCAGGGTGACCGGTTCTGGTCCGTTGAGTCCGCCTGCCGATCTGCGCCGCAGACGCATGAAGGCGGACCAGAGGTAGGCGAGTTCAATCGGGAACGGCGGCAGAGCAAGTTCGGCTTCCAACGTATCGATCCTCTGCTGGACGCCTTTTCTCTCCGCTCTTTCGAGTAGTGATTGGAGCCGGTCCCATTTCGACCGACCCTCTTCGACCGTCGATAGTTCAAAGGCGCGCTCGGCAAACTCCTTTAGTTCGTCACCGAGCGTTTCGTAAAAACTGACTCGTCACCGAGGAACTCAAGGCACTGGTTGAGGATCGTCACCTTTTTCGGATCGGACAGCAGTTTCCTCGCGTTCTCGTCCGAGAACGGATATGGTTCGCCATCAATTTTTACGGGTGACCAACCAACAAGTTTCTCGACGATTAGATCGATATTTTTGGCGACGACTTCTTCGACCGTTTCGTCGTCCGGCTTCCACTTCTTGCCGTTAACCTGCGCACGTTCCTGAGCCTTGCGGCGCTCAAGATTTTCACGGGCGAGGCGCTTCTCTTGCTGGACCGCCTTGGGGTGCCCTGGCCCAGCAAATTCCCATTCCCAGCCCGATGCCTTGCCGTTGACCTGAACCATCATCTTCGACGTTTCGGATGCATCGAGATCCGACCAACCGAACTCAGCTACTTTCTCACTCGTCATGGTAGTCATCCCTCTTTTCGTCTGGTCGTGCTTGCGTCCTATCCCTGAGTCCAAGATCAGGGGCTGGTGATCTGGGCAGAAAGTACGCGATAGATTTTCGTATTGATCGAGATCGGGAACGTCTGACGCACGATGTTGTTCTGGGCGCCTTGGTTGACAGCTTCACCAGTCACCAGACCGACGAAATACTCGACCGTGTTGGTGTAGCTGGCAGACCGGGCGTCGTTCCGCACGACCTTGAAGGCGTAGTTGAACTCGGTCGCCTGAGCCGCGGCGAGCGCGACCTGCCCCTCATCAAGAGGATCGACACCGACGACGATGGTTTTCGTACCAGCGTTGCGGGCGCCCTTCTGCTTCCGGGTGCGTGCATCACCGATAGAGGTGAAGGTGATTTCTTCAGCGGTGTCGCCGTGCTCACCTAGGTCTTCGACTTCCTCGACTTCGGTCCAGTCCGCGATCGCTTCGAACAAAGCAACCGCAGCGGAGTCAGAGACGCTGTTGTAGTCGTCAGGATTGACGGCAACCGGGCTGATATAGATCTTCGAGCCAGCCGTTTTCGCGATAGCCATTGGGGATTTTCTCCTTGCTTCAAAAGAAAAACCCCGCTCAAAACGGCGGGGCTTGGGGTCTTTTAGATGCGCTGACCGACGTCAGCCGAACGCATACCAATAGACGGAAACCGGGACGCGGATTCGATCACCGTCGACCATAGGGGAGCCGACGTCAGGTCGTTTGTCGACCTTCACAGTAAGAGTCGCGCCGGCCATTGGCGATCCGCGCTCGAAGTGCTGGGCAACCTTCCCCGCAGTCTCAACGGGACCAACGATTCCCGCGCCACTCGGAGCGACCACCGTCACTTGCAAGATGCCGCGGAACTCAGTCGTGCTGTCGTCCGCAACGAACTGGTTACGGTTCGCATTCGTCAGCAAGGCCACTTCAAGGTATGTGCCCGTCGGCGGTGTAAACGCGATGCCGGGCCATGCCACCAGCAACACCGGGGATAGGGTCAATGCTGCGAGGCGCGCCATGAGCATACTGCTGATTTCGGCTTCGACCGTTGTCACTGGTTATGACCCCGATTTGCTGGCGACGAGCGCCTTGGTTTCAGCCACCGCCCTGTCGACATGCTCCTGCCATCTCTGCACAGAGAGACGAACCATACCGACCGGTGCCCTTCCATTGGCACCAAACTCTACGGGGGGCGCATACGACGCGACGAAGGATGCGGTCACGACATCGCCTATCGTGGCGTTGCTGATGACCGCCGCATAGGGCTTGGCATCGTAGGTGCCCGCTGGCGTTCCTTCTGGCGGCCGGGCCCCCGGATCGATCGGAAGCACGTCACCGATTTGGACCGTCAGCGAGTTGACGAGAAAGCCGGTATCTCGCGGTGTCCTCTCGATGACGTCTTCGATGACGTACTGCGTGGACAGCTTGAAAACCTGTTCGATCCTGCCCTTGCCCTGCTGGCACCAGGCGTCGACCGAGGCGGCGAAGGACGCCATCTATTCGAGGTCCGCGACGAACTGCGAAATTCGGTAGCTGTGGAGACACCGGCACTGGATCGTTTCCGCCGGTCCCGCGCCCAATGAGGTGTCTCCTGGGTACATCATCTGCGCTCCGCTCGGGGAGACGAAAGGATCATCAATTCCGACCTCCTGTCCCTGCATTGCCGCATGGGTGTCGCGCGTCCGGTTGTCTCGCGTCGCGCTCCAGTATTTCTTGATGTTCTGCCGTGGGACGCCTTGATCAACGACTTGCTCGAAGGCTTCCCGCTTCGCTGCGTTTAGAGCGGTCAGTGTTTCGGTTCGGGCGATCGTTTCGCCCCTGAGCTGTAAATACGAATCTGACAGGCGGCCGACCATCCGTGCGGCAGTTTCCGCATCAATCGCCGTCCCATCACGGATGGCGGTGAGAACGGCGCGGTCAAGCCTGCGGTCTCTTCGGTTGAGAGTCAGGTAATGCCGCATCCGTTCCGCATCTCCGGAAACAAGATCGGCATATGCGGTCCGCGTCCATTCCTCTTGTGTCGACGTCAGCCCGATTGATCCTCCGACACGCCGGCCAGTGGTCCGGTCAATTCGTCCAATCAAAGAAAGAGCAGTACGGCGTGGGTTCTGTCCCACTTCAAGCCCGGCCTGCAAGGCGTTGCGGGCGGCGACACGGATATCATCGGTGATCGATGTGATCAGCGAACCCGAACGGTTCGAAAGCCAACGTTCCGCTCTTGGGGCGCGGCCATCGAACCTGATGACCAGTCTGGCGCCAGATGCGGATCGGATCACTGGAAGGGCAGCAACGGCGGACAACCCACTCGTGTTGTAAGCCGACCGGATCGCCCGATCCAAACCAAAGAACGCCGCGGGGTCGATATTGAGCGCCCGTATCGCTGCGGTGATGTCCTTGCGTTCCAGCGCTTCGACGACCCGTTTCAGATCGGCATTGGAACGGAGATCGTTGACGGCATCCTTGAACGCTTTCCGGACTTCCGGCTCGAATTGCGCGAGAAGTTCTTCAAAGCGTTGGCGGTCGGACCTTGCCATTCGTCAGCCTGCCCGCACCTGGACGTCAACGTACACTGTCGTTCCGGCGGGACTCAGTGGCATCGCGCGCACGATCGTCC